GGAACGTGGACCCCGTCGGCGGTGACGATACCAATGGAACTGGATCCGAGGAGCAACCCTACAAAACCATCGCCAAGGCACTTGCCATGGCCGGTGGTGGTGGTGCTCGTATTATTCTGCACCAGGGTACCTACCCCGAAACCGTTACCATCACCAACCCAAATATAGACATTCAGGGTGCCAACCGTTCGGGTGCTTCAATTCAGGGGGTTGTTACTTTTAACTTGGCTTCTTCGAGTGCCCGTGTCTACGGTGTTCAGTTCTTGAACAACGTTGTTCAAAGTGGTGCCGGTGGAGTTTTCATTCAGTCCAGCACGCACAGCGCCGGGACCACAATCACTAAGAGCGGAAGCGGTTACCTGGAAATCGATGACGCTTCTGCTGACAATGCCCTTATCAACGTAACTGGAGCTGGTTTCGTCAATGTGTTCAATACCCGTATTGGACCAGTAACCGTTAACAACGCATCTGCTGTTGTAACACTGCAGGACGTTTCTCAGTCTGTTGCTCCCACTGTAACTCTGGGTACTTTCCTTGCCAACGCTTCCAGCATCTTCTCAACCACGGAGAGCGGTAACGCACTCACTGCGTCCGCTTCTTCCGCCGTTTACCTCCGGAACACCAACTTCTACACCCCTTCTGGTGCCCCCGCCCGCGTAAGTCTCGCGGGTAACTACAGCTTCAACGACGTTGTTGTTGACCGTGCCAACTCCACCCTCGGCACCAACCTGGGTTCCATCGCTCGTTTCGACGCTCTCGACACCTTTGGTCCGTTTTACGCCAATGGTTCCGCTGGTACTTCCGGTCAGGTTCTGGTCTCAGGTGGCTCGAGTTCTGCTCCGACTTGGGGCTCCCCCGCTGCCGCAACACCGACCGCTGCTGGGATCGTCTTAGGTCAGACTGACGCAACCAATGCTGCACTGGGTTGCAACGCACTGGTCGGCAACACTACGGGCACCAACAACGTTGCCATCGGTCTCAACGCAGGTTGCTCTAACGTTGGCGGAGCAGGAAACATCTACATCGGTCAAAATGCGGGTGTTGCCGCTGTAGGTGCCTTCAATACAATTATCGGTTCGGTTGCACTGTGTGCTGCCGGAGCGACTCCCGACTCCGTAACGGCCTTGGGGGCAGGGGCTCTGCGAGCAGCCACCGGCACGGGCGGATCTTGCTCCGCTGCTCTTGGTACAAACGCAGGTTGCGCCCTTACGGCAGGATGCTGGAATACATTCGTCGGCCCCTGGTCTGGACGTAACGTTACATCGGGAAGTTGCAACGTTACCCTTGGCGCCAACGTCACGGTCAGTAGCCCCACAGGCAGTTGTCAGCTGGCAATCGGTTACGACAATACTTGCAACTGGTTGACGGGCGACAGCAGCAAGAACATTCGACCCGGTGCTGGTATCCGTGACACTGCCGGTAATCTCGGAACAAACGGTCAGGTCTTAACTTCGACCGGTACCGCCGTTCAATGGCGGAACCTTCCTAGTACTCCGGCGATTCGGTCGAACACTGTAAATTACACTACCTCGTCCACCCCGTTCAACACTATTACCATTTGCTACAACACTGCCATCAATGACACTACGGGTTGGTACAATGGTTCGACAGGCGTTTTCCAACCAAATATCCCGGGATACTATCAGCTTACTGCCTCAGCAAGGCTTTTTACGGGGTCTGGTACAGAGGTTGGAATGTTCTTCTCATGTAATGGCAACATTTTCTCAGGGAATGGTGGTTTCTCGATGACGCAAGGGAACATTAGCTCGCTTGTTTACATGAACGGTACCACGGACGCTCTTTGCGTTCAAATGTTTAGTTCGGTTGCTTCGTGCACCATTAGCTGGAATGTCCTTAACCGCTTCTCTGCCCAACTTACGGCACTTGCCTAATTGCTACGGGGGACTTCGGTCCCCCTTTCTTTTGCGCAGCAAAAACCGGGTAAAACCACTTATCTAGCCTCGGCAACTTGGAACTTTCAACCTACACAAGAATCGAGCAGTTTCTCTGTGATGCGCTGATTGCGAGTCCGTTGATTCCAATCAGCGTCAACGTCTTGCGCCTGGCTGACGCTATCGACAGCGAGGGAATCGTTCAGCAGACGAATAATATTGTCGTTCGTTACACGGGTGCCAACAACATCGTCAAGAATCGCATTCCGATGGTGTTTGAGCGGAAGTTGTCGTTTGAGCTTAATTTTTCCTGTCAGAACTACCTTACGTCCTCCGGCCATGACTTCGCAACCCAGCTCCTCGCTGGTGCATTCATGACGATTAACGGTTCGGTTCCGTCAGGAGCGTATGTGCAAGTTATTGAACCATTTGTGTGCGTAAACGAAAGGTTCACCGGTTTGACCGAGGAGTCTCAATACACCTACACTCAAGAATACCAGGTTACGATCGAAGAAGCACTGCCCTACGTTGCTCTCGATCCTTGTGTCCAGCGTGGTGATTGCCGCCAGTTGTTTCCAGGTTTAGGTGTCGAGACTCGGTTACCCCTTGGCGGCGTACTCGACGAAACCTCCGGGGATATATATGTACCTGCATATACTTGTGATGGCGAGCCCGCTGAGGATTACGATGCGTGTTATGGTGTTCGCTGGTCGAATGAGCTAACACAAAGCGGCGACTGGGTGTTCATTTGTGACCCAGATTGTGTGTTTATTGAAGACCCCCTGGGCCAACCTATTTACCTTCTGTCAAACCGCAGCTACACTGAAGACGGACGACTGGTTGTTACAGTTTTCGATGCGGAAACTGACGAGCCTCTTCGCGAAGTATTCTACTGTAACACTGGGAAAAAACTGGCTCGATATGCAATTGAATTGTGGAACAACACCGTTACTAAAGGTGGTTCTATCGGATTCAATGCGTCAAAAGATTCCAGTTGGTTCCAAGGGATGAATGTCGGTGAATTCGCCGTTGTAACTGGTGGATATCAGTTCCTTTATGTTGATCCTCTTAATCCAGATGCACCAAAACTGTCGATCGACGGGGGTGTTCTCATCGGTGTTCAACGCGATGTGTTCATTCAGACCCCCAAGGGCAGGTTCTATTTTGTCGGTCAGTCCCCGCAAGGAAAAGGATGGATGCTCGAAGGAACTTTTGAGTTTGCCGAGGTTAATTCTCTTTGGCGTCTGGGGTGCCTCCCCTGCACTGGAGACACCGGTCCCATCGCTCCTTGTTAAATGTCAAACTCGTCTCAACTTTGGCAAAGTTACCACAATGCGGTCGCAGCGGGTAACATTGATTTAGCAAAAAGGATTTTGCGATCCCTTCAAACTTTTAAAGGCAATCCTCCACCTCCTCGTGGCGGCTGCGCAAAATGTAAACGGAGTTTTCGGTAATGGCTGACCACAAAGATGAAATTGTGAAGCAGAAAGAGTTTTTGGCTCAGGAAGCTCTGCGAGTTGCGAACGAAGCGATCGGACTTCTGCAAGATCAAATGTCCGAGTGCTCGACTCGTGACCTTGTGCAAATCTTCTCTGCTTCTGTGAAAGCGCATCGCGAGATTACCGAGGATATCGTGGTTCTTACTACGAAAGAGTCACCTTCGGAAGAGGCATTGGCCAAGGAGTACGACGGGAAAGTTGAAGAGTTGCTCAAGAGAATCAGTAACTTCTGATCATGCGCCCTATTATAACCAAAGCAAGCCAGCTGGATGAACATAGCACCTGGCGAAAATACATTCGTGGTATCCAAGAGTTAATCGTGATGGAGGCTCCTGCTTCCATCATCGAGGAGTATAAATATAAGGCTGCACAAAACTGCTTTCTGGCATTTGCCGACATCATGAAGAAAGGCGATTTAAAAGTGGTCGCTTTTCACGAAGTTATTGCGTCCGCATTTGAAGACCTGGCTAACAAACGCTATCGTCGTTTGATTGTATCGTGTCCTCCGCGATCCGGCAAGTCGATGCTTGCGTCGATGTTCGTTGCCTGGTTGCTCGGTCGCGATCAGATGACGCAGCATATTATTGCGTCTTACGGGCAGATGCTTTCGAGCAAGTTTCATAAAGATGCGATTGGTTATCTGAAGCATCCCGAGTTTCGAAAGATCTTTCCAGATTGGAAGGGATTCTCCCCCGATTCAAAATATGACATGTTGGGTGGCGGCTATATTCTCCCTACATCGGTTGGCGGAGTGTTAACCGGATTTACCGCCGGAACAACAAACATCACAAGTCCTGGCGTCGGATCTATGATCGTGGACGACCCCCTTAAGGACTCGACCTCAACAGCTGCGCTCGAGGCACTGGAGTCATGGTGGGGCGAACAGGCGTCTACCCGTCGAACCAACAACTGGTGTCAGATGGTAATCGCTACTCGATTTCACCAGCATGACTTGCATGGTGTGTTGCTGGAGGCAGATGGCGAGTATGATGAGATTGAGAATCCGAACGGGTGGCGGTGGGTTAATATTGCTGGTTTAATTGAGACTGCCGAGCAAAGGGAGCAGGATCCACTTGAGCGTGACCTTGGCGAATCACACTGGCCAAGCAACACGGCTTTTTCCGTAGACATGCTCATGGCTCAGAAGAAGACCATGGGTTCGTTCGCGTTCGCTGCGCTGTACCAGGGTAATCCGGTCGCTGCAGAAGGGCAAATCATCAAAGACAGCTGGATTACTCGTATCGATAAAGAGCAGTGTCCCGGCTTTGATTTAACTTGGCTAGCAGTTGACTGTGCCTTTTCTGAGAAAGAAATGGCAGACGAGACGGCAATTTGTGTTGCTTCGATCTCTCATAGATACCCGGGAAAGGTATACATTCGGGAGATAATCACAGGGCGTCTGGGTTTCCCCGACCTCATTGCAAAGGTAAAACATTTATATTCCTTCTACGATGCGAGAGTTCTCTGCATTGAAAAAGCAGCATCTGGGCAGTCGCTGATTCAAATGCTCAAGAAAGAGGCAAAAATTCCTATCGAGGAAATGCGCCCCCTAAAGTCAAAGACGGTGCGCCTCCAGGCGGTCGCCCCTTTGATGGAATTTGCCCGAGTGCTTTTTGTTGGGGGCGACTGGATTGATCCTTTCATTAAAGAACTCACGACTTTCCCGTTTGTCAAACACGACGACCGAACTGACGCTTTCACCTGGGCGTTGACCTACTACTCCATGAAGCTGGATACGGTTGACAAAGGGTTGCAAGATGCAATTATCCAAAACAAACGATTTTTCGGTGAGTTAACAAGACCCGGATTTGATAATAGTTTGGCATTCCCTAATTTAACAAGCAAACGATTGCGTTTATTCCCGGCAGATAGTGCCTATAATGATCCGGACGGTTCTGAAAATGTTTTTGCAACAGATGCAGAGGCAGATCCCCGATCCCCATTAGTGCGGGGAGTGCGAAGACTATCGAGAAAAGATACCGGATACAATTTAGATATGTGAGGTGGGACGCTGAGGTGTAAGTGGTGATGGTAACCACCACGATAAAATAAAAGTTCTATGTTCTACACATAGATTACCATGGCAAATCATCCGAACCCTGACAAAGTCCCGAGCATTATGCAAGAGGATTTCGGAACCAAAGTATTGATTACAGATCCAGCAGCTGATAAGATACTCGCAAAAGCATCGAAAGAAGACCCGACACAAAAGAAGTTCACAGAGTTCTGTGGTAAGAAGAACGGATGGGACGATTACACCGAGCGTTGGCATTGATGCCCGCCGGGTAAAACTAACCGTTGGTTGCAGCCCTCCAATGCAATCCGATTCTACATTTCAAGGAGGTGGTGTTAGTGTAAATCTCATTCAGCACAAAGCGTATGCCTTTCAAATACCCACCGTTGCTATCACCATCTCGATTATGTTATCAAGCAAGGAAAAGCGCAAGACTCGTCGCGCTGAAGCTGCCCAGATGTTAGAACAATCCTACTCGAAAGGAATGGATGTTCAACCTCCCAAGTTCCTAACTTGGCGTCAAGAAGAACTCTGGAATACCTTCAAACGGAACACTGTCACTCTCGCGCACGGGTGCGCGGGTACAGGCAAGACCCTCATCGCACTTCATTACGGACTTTTTGGAATCGCCCAAGGGCAGTTCGATAAAGTTTATTACGTTCGTAGTGATGTCGGCGTTGAGTTTCAAAGGGGACGAGGCGCCCTTCCTGGTGATCTTTCTGAGAAGATCGCTCCACTGATCGCTCCTGTTTTAGACAACCTACCCTGCATCATGCGTTCGCACGGTGCTGCTGAGTATTTACTCAATAAGAAAATCATTGAGCCCGTGCTTCTGGAAGATATCCGTGGCCGCTCACTGAACGAAGCATTTATTATCGTCGACGAAGCGCAGAACTTCCTGCCTTCGCACATTAAAACCTGCCTTTCCCGCGTAGGCAAAGATTCTAAAATCTGCCTGATCGGCGATACCAAGCAGACGGACTTGGAAGTTTTCCGTCGAGAGAATGGACTTGTCGACGCCATTCATCGCCTGCGTCAACTTGCAGAAGTTGGTGTAGTTGAGTTTCAAAAA